GACGGTCTAGCTGTGCCAGCATGTCTGTTTTGATGTCATTCAACAACAAGAATGCAGTGAATGCCGCTGTAATACCCGCCATGTTTGTGCGTGGGCTTTGCAGGTATTCCACAATGTTGTTGAACTTGCGCGGTGTTACATTGGTTTTTAGCCAATCTCCAAACCCGTGCAACAAGTTGTCGTAGTTGCTGGTGATTCTAGAGTTAATGTAACGTTTACACAACTGTGGCAAATCAGTGATGCCAGCCGCACGTAGGTCAGCAGGGTTAAACAAGCTGTCAATGGCAGCACCTTGTGTAGACACAATTTGACTTAGTTGTTTAACCAACCCGGCATTTAATTCAACATTACGAATGTCTTTGACACTGGGCTCAATCAACAACAGCCCTGGAACTTCGTTGAGTGTGACCTGTTTGATTGCTTCAGGGGCGGCATCAACATCGCGATAACGTGTGTGTACAGCAACGCCCACTTCACTGAGGCCAATGCGCTGTCCTAGTTTACTGCTGGCTGGGATCTTGTATTCAACAAAGTTTGGGCGGAACACATAAGCGCCTGCCACTTCTGGTGGTGTGTTGGTGTAGAGTAAATCGCCTTGTACAAATCCACGCATGTTGTCCGGGGTGGCAGCACGTAACAAGGGAAATAACTTTTGATAAATGCCAATTAATTCTGTACGATCGCCTGAACGCATGGCCATCATTCTAGCAATATGCTCAGGCGATGTTGCTAATCCGTCATAACCTTTGGCACCAAAGCCACTTTTGTCTGTGAGCACAAATGTGCCGTCGGGCTTGCGGCCAAATATAATAGCAGGCTTGCCGTCCCATTTGACTGTGGTTGTACCGCGTGTGTCTTCGGCAGCATGACGCATGATTTCAACTGCATCTCGAATACCACGTGTGCCTTTTTCAAACACCAGATCTTCCAAGTGTTCAATACGTGCATCCTTGGCACCTTCCACAATCACACTCATGCCTTGATTCACAATACGATCACGCAGTCGGCCTAGAAAGTTTACTTCGTTGTATTCCGTGTACAGGGGTTCTTCGCTTTCCATAAAAGGCACACCAATCTTGGCAAAGTGTTCACGTGCATCCGCCAACTTGGCATCACGCTTGGGATCACGTTCCAGTGCAGCCACAATGGTTTCTACACTGTGTAAGTCTTTGGCCGTTGCACTTTTATTCAACAACAGTTTAGCAATCTTATCGGGATTGTCAGTGATGACTTCGTTAGTTGCACGATCAGCAATGCCGGCATTTTGATTTAGTTTGTAACCCATGCTCTTGGCAATGCTGTTCATTAGCACATTACGTGCCGATCCACTGTAGGTGCTGTCCGGGGCCGCACTCAATACAAACTTTGAAAATGGCACATTGGTCAAGAACATGAAGTCAGACTGCACATAACCAGACTTTGGGTTACCATTGATAGGAGTTTTAAAGTGTACAGAGATACCAGACTTTTTAATGTACTCTTCTGGTTTGAATCCGTGGCTTTGACACCATTGTGTTAATCGTGCTACCAATTGTTCTTTGGTAACTTGGTTAGCATCCACTGCCAAATCCAAGTCGCCAGATGTGGGTTTTTTACCAGTAGAACCCAGAGTATTGTTTTGTAAATCTAAGCCGGGCAACATCAAGTCAAGCCAAGCCAAGGTTGGAGCAACATCCGCTTGGTTAATACGTTGCGTTAAGATACGCCCTGATGCGTCTTTAAAAACGTTACCGCCTTCTTTTAATATCATGATACTTTATATCCCATTAATTGCAACATGCCGTCAATTGCGTCGTCGCCTGTAGCAGATAAGTTGCCGTTGCCTGTGGCTTTCTGTATAATTGGGCCTGCTTTTGTCAATGCGTCTGGAGCCAACCCGGCGGCTTTCATCAAAGCGTTCACATCAATGGGCTGACTTTGATTAGTGGCATTAGTCTGCCCAGCGGCTGGGTTTGTAGCATTAGACTGTGCGTTGCCTTGTTGTCCATATGCCGGTGCTTGGGTCGATGAGGCTGCTACTTTATTTTCTGACGCTACAAGTTGCAAAGCGGCCATAGCAGTCAAAATATAATTTTTAACTGCTTCTTTGGTTGCGGCAGGATTGCCTTGGGCACCTATTACTTTTTGTTTGGCTGCATCTAGTTGCGGCTTTAACTTAGATTTTTCAGCGTCTGCTAATCCAAGAGTACGGTAAGTGGTCGAATCTCGCATGGCAATCTTTTGATTAGCAAACTGCAAAAAGTTTTTAATATAATCTGGTGCTGGTGCGGCAGGTGATTGTTGTTGCGCAGGTGCTGTCTTTGCCGCTGGCTGTGTTGTTGTACCAGGCTGTGTTGAAGTAGTTGTACTACTATACCCTGCTGGTCCAGCAAAGTTTGCTGTTTTGGCAGCAGGTGCTGGTGCAGGCTTTTGTTGTCCCATGCCCGGTAACTTGTTTACATTACCAGCGTTAAATCCTTGAGCAATGGATGGTGCTGTTGTTTTGGCAGCAGGCCCAGGTGTTGCAGGTTGTTGTGCAGCCGGTGTCATGTATGGATTGGAACGACCAGTTTGTTTTTCCAAGTCCTGTTGTTGTTTTGCTTGTATTTGTTGTTGTACGTTAGGCGGCAGGTCTGACAATGCAGTCATTGTTTTGCCACCTAACTTTGCCGCGCCAGTTTTTTTATCGTAGGTTCCAGGTGCGGCCACTGCGGCTGCTTCTTTTACTGCCATTTGAGCTTGCGCTGCCTGTGCGGCTTGTGCTTGCTTGGCTTTTCTAATATCAGCCGGAGTTTGCGCGGCAGGTTGTGTCGGAGCCTGAGGTGTTGATACAGCAGTTTTATCAATGTTTTGCTGTGCGGCTTTTTGTAATCTAATACGTTTTTGCTCTGGGGTCTCTCCAGATGGCGCTGACTGTTGTGTAGGTGCGACAGGTCCAGGTTGTGCAGATTGTGTTTTTGGCTGTGCTGTTACCCATTCATCAGCATACTGTGTTGCCAATTTGACCATGGCCGGTTCTTTCATTACAGCGGCTAATTTTTGGTTAGGGTCAAGAATGCCTGCACTTTTTGTAGGCTCATTTTTAGAAAGGTCGTATCCTGCGCCCTTAGCAACAGACTGTCCTAGTGCGGTACCAACAGATTTTGCTATATCCCCTAGGCCTTCGTCTGTACGGCGCTTACGATTTAATTCATGAATTTGCATCAGTTTTTCTCACAGTTCTTGTAAATTTGCCAGGGTCACGCAGGTTGATAGCATTGATCAACTTTCGTTGCAAATTTTTAGCCACTTCGGGCTCATAACTGGAGTCAATCTGCTCTAGCAAGCGTATGGCACTGGCTATGATGTTACTAGCACGATTTTCAATAACATAACGGGAGTCACGCTCCACGTACATGCTATCTAATTCTTCTAATAAACTGCGAGTTTTCTTTTGCATTTTAGTCCCGAACCCTTTGCATTATTTATTTGATTTAATGGTTAGGCCATTTTTGCCAATTGCCATTTAATACCTCTTGATCGGCAATTTTTTCTGCTTGCTCTTGGGTGTGTCCGTTTTCTAGTAATTGTATAATTCTAAAGGGATATGTTGCTGGTTCAAAATCTATAATAGAAGCTTTATCATATAAAACTTGATCCATTTCTAAAGATTTGATAAGCAACGGAGTTGGCGCAATTGCCAACAAGCGATCTATGCATTCTCTTTTAAATCCAGTGGATACATGTACCTTAGGTAAATTTAAAAACCATTGTTCAATTTCTACAGGTATACCAGAGTGTTGTTTCAGCAGTTGAATTGTACGTTCAACGTGATTAATATCAGGCTGATCTATTGGGATCCATTGCACATTAAAAGAATTTTCTCCAAGATGTTCATGTATGCTCATACTATGAATGTCAAGATACACTATTTCTGCTAACATAGAGAAGAAATCATTATTATTTTTATTTTGATCTAGTACTTCTGTTTTTTTATTATAAAAAAACCATTCAATAATTCCAGTGCGATGTTTAATTATTGGGTTTCGTGTGTAGGAAAATACTAGATCATTTTTCCAATTAATATCACGTGTACTACACTGTATCCAATTTAATTTCTTAAACAACTGCTTGTAAAATGAACAGGCGCACTTTGAATGTATAAAATACACTAACGGACTATTTGGATCTTTGTAGCAACTCCAGAGTGTCGTATCGTTAGTTATAATCATGACTGTTTAATTTGTCCCAGCAACTGTTTAAGTTTTGCACTTTGCACATCACCTGTTACTTTGGCTGGCTGTTCCCAAGCCGGAGTTCCTGTGGCTTTTTCCCATGGTGGGGATTTTTCACCAGTGCTGGTATCAGCCGGCTTGATTTGACTTTTTGCTTTGATTGAGTCCATAAGTGAACTTTGGGGTCGGTTGTACCCGGTTCCTTCGTCTCCGCCTTCATCAGTAATGCGCATAGTTTCAATGTTATACTCCAAATCAATTTTTTGACCAACGCCGGTCGAGCTTCGAGATTTCATACACTGTATCTGATACTTGCCGCGCTCTTTCATAGCACGTGAAGTAAAGATACCAAACACATTATCTGCTGTGTTAATTTTAGAGATACCACCTGAAATATGTGAGTGGTCAAATTCAATCTCTTCAACAGCACTGCGATTCAACTGCGATGCTGTAACCATTAACACGCCAAGTTCTTTGGACAGGTTACGCAGTTCTTCAGAAACATATTTGTCTTTAACAAACAAGTCGTTGGGGCTGACTTTGGCACTGACTGGCATCAGCAAGTCCAGGTAGTCAATCATCAAGAAGTCTACTCGAATGCCTGTTTGGATCTGTACTTCTTTGATGTAACTGCGGATGTCATTGATGTTGCTCTGTGCCGGCAATGCCTTGACACGATACTGACCTGACTTTTTAGCAACCAGTTTAACTTTGAGTTCAGTTGTGTCGATGTCTTTGCGGATATCCTTTGTTGACATATTGGTCAACATAGCATCGGTACGCAGACTTGTGAGTTCTTCTGAAAGTTCTAGTGTGATATAAACACCAGAAAGTCCTTGCTGTAGCCAATTAAGTGCAATGTTCATCATAACCAATGATTTTCCAGAGCCGGATCCGCCTGCAAAGATGTTTAGTTCACCACGACTAAACCCACCATACAACAACTTGTCCAGTTGGGGCCAGCCTGTACTTACTTGGCCACCACTATTAAAGTATTTGTTAATACGACTTGCGGGATCAGCAAAGTAATCTGTACCCATGTCCTTAGTAAGACTAATCTGTACTGCATCTTTGATTAGTTTCTCAACTGGCTCAAACTCGCCCTTCTCTAACAAGTCTGCACTTTTGAGAATAGCACGTTCAAGTTCTTGCCGCTTGGTAAACGATTCAAACTCGCCCATGAACCAATCAAAGTGCCCTTCATTTAAGTCGGGCACTGGTGCAAGTTTAACTCCTGTGGTTGCACTAATTTGTGTTCTGTCAGGCATGGTCTTGTGCTTGTCACTGTGCTCTTTGATGAACTCAGCCGCTGGACGCAAACTCTTGTCAAAGTTCTGCGGATTGTAAATGTTTTGAACACGCACATAACTACTTGCGTCCTCTAACATCATTTCTAGGAATAATCGCTGGACTTCAAGTCCGTAATCTTTTAACATTGTTTAATAGTACTTTCCAATTTGTAAACTTTTTCGCCAACTTGTGTTTCTTCTTTGGTCAATTTGATTTAATCGTAGTGTCCAATTATCATTATGGCCATTCATTGTAGATTTTAAAATTTTTACAAGCCCACTAAACTGATCAATTGATGATAGTGCAGAAATTGCTTCTTGTTTTACATTTGGCAAAAGATCAGTTACATTATAATTATACGCAAGTTGCCAACAAAAGTCACTAGTATCGCCTTCTCTATTTGTAGATAAATTTTCCATAAACCATTCATACACTAACGGCATTTCAAGTACGTTATAATTTCCTACAGTCACATTGAACCCAAACATAACATTGCTGGGCAATTCTTTACGCATGGTCTTAATATTATTGACCAGCATATCCCATTTTCCAGGATATCTAATATACTCAAATGCTATATCAGTTGCGTCGACACTAAAGAATAATTTTACTAATTTTGTTTTTTGCCACAAATCAATTATGTCTAGGCTAGGATACACAGTTCCGTTTGTGTTGTAACTTATAAAAGTATTCGATAAATCAATCCTTGTTAGCATATCAAATTGATCATTGTTAAGCATTGGTTCGCCGCCGTTAAAATGTATTTTTTTAATACCGGATAGATCTAAATAATCAAATAACTTATTTTGTTTTTGAAATTTTCTACCCATTGCCGATAACGATTGCCGTGACATTTCAAGCTCCGTGGCCCATTTGCTAGAATTTTGCGGGCCACACATGATGCAACCTAAATTACATGCCCATGTTGCACTATGATCAACACTTTCTAATATCACTGTGTCGGACTCTGTCGGCAATTCAAAAAATTCTATAGCACTTAATCTTCTACTTTTCTTGCCAAGACTTTCGTCTTGCCAGCACGCCAAACATGCCTTAGGCTTTTTTCCATCTGCAAATTCTTGCCTAATTGATTGTAAGTATTCGTTTGTATTAAAATCAAAATTCTCAACAGGCACTATATGCGCGATTGCTTGGCAACATGGTGCTACCCGAAGTTGATTGTCATTATAACGGTCAACATATAAACTACGATACACCTCAGGGCACCAATTGTTAACGGCGTTTGACAAGTTTTTTCTTCCTTTGTTCTATTTTAATTTTTTTACTGCGCTCACCGGTTTGCAGTGCTTTTGTTATTCTTTTTTCAACTTTAAGATAATTCAGACACAACTCTTGATACGGTAATTCCAATGACACTGTATTTTTAAAAATTTCAAAAATCTTGCCGTATTGTAATGGAACACCAGCAACGTATTGAATTTGATTGTTTATGAAATCTTCATAGCAAATTATGTCATAAGGCACACCACTGTTTTTAACTTGTTGCAAGGCTGTCAAGTATCGACGATACATTTCAATCCAGTTATTGACAAACTCCG